CGTAGGATTTCTTTTATATTGTGAAGAGCGACTGAAAGGAGCTCGTAGGAATATTACCGTACAAGTCCGAAATGCTCATGTATAATACTTGTTTTCGACTTGTCGTTTTTTTTATCATTGCTACGTTTTACTTTATATTGCTGCGTTTCATTTGTTTCTTTGGTATTCGTCAAACTACTCGCCGAACTTATTATTGTAAAGTCGTCCGTCTCTTCATGCAATTCTGGAAATACACGTGTTAACGGTTTTTCAACTAGTATCAATAAATGGTTTGACTTGGATAAACTCCTGTATTCTTTAATCGACAAATTTCCATAATACTTGTCTAATATGTAAAATGGGTTAGGGGCGGGTTTTATATTCTTAGTATAGTTGTATATTTTGCCATATATCTGATTTAATAAGTTATATCTTTCGAATTTCGTAGTGTCATCTATTGTTTCTTTCATTAAATACGCTACTGCGCACTCGGGTTGACAGAATGAACCGTACCCACATATGCTGCTATCTACCTCATAACTAGGTATATAACATTCGGGATTATCGAATTCATATGTACACCAAAAACACGCGGATTTTTTATCATTCACCTTATTCTTCACAAGCTGGGTTTTTATAGTTCTCAATTTGTTATTAATGATTGACATATCTGTATCTGATGAAATGGTCGATATTTTCGATGGATGTGACTCATGCGAAGTAGTGGAAGATGAATAGTCAAGCTCACCTGGTTGGCATTGTCCATCCATGATTACACTCGGGGGTGAAATATTTGTATTGCACACCGAACACACTAAGGGGGGTACACCGATTTCTGTTGAATAGGCATAGTTTGCATTTTCTTTGGAGATGTATTGGGAAGGCTGTGGATAAAACACGTTACTCACCTGTTCTTTCTTTTCGATGCCCGATGACTTGAAATGTGCATTTTTACCAGATAGGTCCGTTTTTACAGATTGCCCATTTTCCATAATATGTGTATAATGGAGCTCATTCGACATTAACTCATATGTTTGTAACTCAGGGGGGGCTACTGGTATATAGATAAGCGGGTCTGTGAGTTGTTTATTGTAGTTTTCATTGTATCTTTCCAAGTCATTGATTGAACATTTCAAATGTAATATAATATTGCCAACCAATGGTTCACTTGCAACCGACAGTATTTTCTTTGAAATCAGCTTTCCACCTTTGTTCTTTCTCCCTTTCGTAGCTTCGTCCGTTACAATAGATGGAACGATTGTTGTTTTTGTACCAGTGTTCACTGACGTAAAAGACGATACCTGTTTGTCGATGTTTCTTTTTCTTGTCATTTTTATTCCATATAAAGTTTTATTTAACCCTTGTGCACTTTTCTTCTTTATCACCTTTGACGTTTCTCTTACTTTTTACATAACTCGAGTATTTTACATGTTTATAAGAGCCACCCCACCCTGGTCGCTATATGCTCGCTCCCTTCGGTCGCTCCGTACTCACTCTTTGCTCGCTCTCTCACGTGGAAGTTTCACTGGAGGCTTCGCCCCTAATGGAGGAGCTTGTAGGAATATAAAATAAATCCTACAAACTCCCTATGGTAGTTTTCCGGATTTTTCAATATCTCTATGAGCTCATTTTATTGCGCTCTGCGCAATATTCCTACGAACTCCCTGCGGTCGTTCTCCGGAATATAAAAGAAACCCTACGTCGTGGCCTTCGGCCACTCCTCCGGATTTTTCAATATAAAAGAAATCCTACAAACTCCCTCATTGGGGACGAAGCCCCCAGTGACCCCCCCCCTTTTGCTTCTTACTTTTGGGTAGGCTACGCCTACCCAAAAGTAGGATACGGTCGTTTTCCGGATTTTTCAATATCACTACGAGCTCCCTTCGGTCGCTCTCCGTAATATAAAAGAAATCCTACGTCGTGGCCTTCGGCCACTCCTCCGGATTTTTCAATACTTACATCCATATTTGGATATATAACCGTTAAAGGGTTAAAGTCGTTTTCTCTTTCAGACTATCCATCGATTTATGAACGAAAATAAAACGGATATTTGGGTAGAAAAATATCGCCCCTCCAATTTTAATGACATCGTTTTATCTCCTATTAATCGTAAAATATTCAAAAACATTATTGATATGAATTATTTCCCAAACTTATTATTTTATGGACCCCCTGGAACGGGCAAAACGACCACCATTATAAATCTCATCAATGAATATCAATCTAAATATAGTAAAATTAATAATAGTACTATAATACATCTGAATGCAAGTGATGAAAGAGGGATTGATATAATTCGCAATCAAATCAACCAGTTCGTCAAATCAATGAATTTATTTGAAAATGGATTAAAATTCGTAATTCTGGACGAAGTAGACTATATGACAAAAAACGCCCAACAAGCTCTGAAATATATATTACAAACGAGTATACATAATGTAAGGTTCTGTCTTATTTGTAATTACATATCGAAAATCGACGAATCTTTGAAGAATGAATTTGTATGTGTTCGCTTCAACCAGTTGCCACCGGAGTATATATGTGTATTTTTACAGAGTATTATCACGAAAGAGTCTATATATTTAAAACCCACGACTATACAATCTATACAAAAAATGTATGGGTCAGATATTAGAAGCATGATAAACTTTATTCAGTTGAATCAGAATCTCGATATAGAAGACTGGGGGAGAAATATTATAACAGACACCGAGTTCGGCAAATTGCATGAAATTATTACAAACTCGACCCGCAACCTAAATGGTGGTATGAATGAGCGAGAGCGATATATTCACACAATTAGTGTTCAGTATAATATTGATAAAAAATCGCTATTATTGAAATACTATGATTGGGTATTACGAAATCGTAAAGATGAACTGTTGAATCGTGAAAAAAGAGACGGGTATATAAATGAATTCTTTGAAAGAATGGATAATGTGATACATAATACAGGGGATGTTCCTATAGAAATACTATGGGGTCAAGTTTGAAAAATCCGGAGAGCGACTGAAAGGAGCTCGTAGGATTTCTTTTATATTCCGGAGAACGACCGCAGGGAGTTCGTAGGAATATTGAAAAATCCGGAAAACGACCGTATCCTACTTTTGGGTAGGCGTAGCCTACCCAAAAGTAAGAAGCAAAAGGGGGGGGGTCACTGGGGGCTTCGCCCCCAATGAGGGAGTTTGTAGGATTTCTTTTATATTCCTACTGAGTGGTCGAAGACCACGCCGTAGGAATATTGCGGAGAGCGACCGAATACTACTTTTGGGTAGGCGCAGCCCACCCAAAAGTAAGAAGCAAAAGGGGGGTCACTGGGGGCTTCGCCCCTAATGGGGGAGCTCGTAGGAATATTCATATTTTATTATTCACCAGTAAAATATGAATTTTACAAAAATGGTAGAAACGGTAAAGGGTTAAAAGGTGTAAAAAGTGAATATTTCTACGAGCTCCCTTCGGTCGCTCTCCGCAATATAAAAGAAATCCTACAAACTCCCTGCGGTCGTTTTCCGGATTTTTCAATCTTACAACGGTTTGGTAAAAAAATTCATCAGTTTTTCACCCCCACTATTCCATTCTTGTGCTACATTATTGAAAGACTGGTTTATATCCTCGTTATCACTATTGAACTTGCCTATCAGACTATTAAAATCCACCTCACCGCATCTATAACATGTATTTATAATCGATTTTGGGTAATGTAAAAACGAAAAACCGAATGCTTTCCTCATATAATCATCTAACAATTCTATATAACCAACTAATGTATCGATTTTGCTTATTATATCTATACTAGTAATAAATTCAAAAAACCAAGGGATTATCATTAATCCATGATATAGTGTGCTTGTAAATGCATCCCATAAATATAACGGTAAACATGGACGCAGATTTACAATATAATGACCAGTGCATGTCGCTACTCCTTTTAGTAATTCACCAGTGTCTGTCGCCTCGGTAACAACGGCATTCCAAAAGACGGTGGCTGTATCCTCAGTAGCATTTTTAAAATCTGAAACTGCATCACCAAGCATGTCAAATTTAGCCTTTATCCTATCTAAGTATGGGCCGATTGTTTTGTCATATAACGGATATAAAATATAGTTTTCCAAATTATCTAAAGGATGATTAATAATATCATTAATTATAGGTATTATTTCCATAATTTTTTCGAACCCTTCTTTAATCTTATTAACCCCATCTATTAAATCACTTAATCCCGGTATATTGACATTGAAATCTAATCCTTCTTGGTAACCCTCAATAATGTCATTCGGTTCATATAATAATTTATACCCACTTTTAAATATACTGCTATTTTCGAATGAAAAAGAGGGAGTATCATTTTCCCATAAGTATTCTGTTGAAAAATCCAGAGGATTTCTTTTATATTCAGGAGAGCGACTGAAAGAAGCTAGTGGGAATATTGCAGCATCTTTCGTCGAATATCCACCCGAATCATTGGAGGTGAACCCTTCTTTACTCGTGAGTTTTTCTATAAATTTGTCCACCCTTTCTTGATTGACTCGTTTCATCTTTTTATCATTAGAAGAATCTATAATAGAGGTGTATCTATGTAACAATATAGTAATAAATATAATTAAAAACACTATTAAGAATAGTTTCATTATAATAAAAGTGGTTGAATTATTTCGAAATATTGAAAAATCTGGAAAACGACCGAAGGGAGAATGTAGGATTTCTTTTATATTCCGGAGGAATATCGAAAAATCAAGATAGCTACCAGAAATACCTCGTCGGAGGATTGCAGTTAATCCTCTATATAAAAAATAAAAGTCAGGTATGCCTATTTTGTTTTTATTCATATTTTTAAGTCTTTATTGTCCTATATCTTTTATATGTATTTTACTATATAAGTTTGTAAAAATATCAGGGTTGGTAAAGGATTATGAGCTATTTTTGGGTTGTAGACTCTTTATTTTGTTTGTAATTTTATTTATATTGGATTCAAGGTTATCAGATATTTCCGTTATTTGCTTACTAAGGTCGTTTAATTTTTTGCGAGTGACCTCTTTAACATTCTCTATATTTGCGTTATCGTCTGTAATGGGTGTCGCTGTATTATTAACATTCATTGCGCTATTTAAATTCGTTAAAATATTATTACTTGTGTCAAATATATTGCTGGTTCCGCTGGTTCCGCTGGTTCCACTGGTTCCACTGGTTCCACTGGTTCCGCTAGTTCCGCTGGTTCCGCTATTTTTACTGGTTCCGCTGGTTCCGCTGGTTCCACTGGTTCCGCTAGTTCCGCTGGTTCCGCTATTTTTACTGGTTCCGCTGGTTCCGCTGGTTCCGCTATTTTTACTGGTTCCATCGGTTCCGCTATTTCCACTGGTTCCATCGGTTCCGATGTCGCCGCTTTCTACATCTAAACCTTCACTAAAACCTTCTATATTTATCTTTATGACACTCCCATACTTTACTATATTACTAAACACCAACGCCACTACCAATACAACTATCATGTTTTTGTTGTAATATGCGGTAACGATTCCTACTAAAATGAAAACTAATGGGGTTGCTATATCACCCATCAGCCCATATGCGGTCATATTTATTAAAGAAGTAAATACAATTAAATATAGTATAATACGATTATGTATGATTGAGTTTATATGAGTAGTACTATTATAGTTTGCTCCTTTCATGAGTAGTAATTATATATATTCAAAGACTATAAATTTCCAACACTTCTTTAATAATCGGTTCTCTCAAAATGTCGTTCCTTTCGAACTCAATCAGTTCTATACTCTCCGACCTTTTTTTTCGCAACTTAGAAAGAAAGTCCGCCAACCCATTGGTTTCACCCGTTCTATCATGTTGTTCTAAATCACCTGTAATAATCATACGCGAATTCTCACCCAAACGGGTCAACAACATTTTCATTTGGTTCTTTGTACAGTTTTGCATTTCGTCTGCGATAATGAATGCACGCTTGAATGTTCGTCCACGTAAATATCCAATCGGGGCCATTTCAAAGACCTTTTCTTCTAAAAATGTTTGAACCTCTTTTACGGTGATGAATTCATATAAAATGTCAAATATGGGTCTTAACCACGGACTTAGTTTTTCCTCTATTGACCCGGGTAAGAAACCGATGTCTTCATCTACTGAAACAGTCGGTCTAGTAAATATGATTTTATCGTAGTTTCCTAAAAGAAAATGTTTCATTGCATATTGGGTTGCAAACATTGTTTTCCCCGTACCAGCTGGACCGATTGCGAATATTATCTTTTTATCGTGTAGATTCAAGTAGTTGACATATTGCTGTTGGGTTGCGTTTCTCGGTTTCATCATTTTTTTTTCGAGTGAGTTGGGGATATTTTTACCATTTATGTTTTCATTTTTAATGTTCTTACGAGCTCCCTCATTGGGGGCTTCGCCCCCAGTGCCCCCCCTTTTGCTTCTTACTTTTGGGTAGTCTACGCCTACCCGAAAAGTAGAATTAGGACGCTCTCCGGAATATAAATGAAATCCTGTGTCATGGTCTTCGGTCACTCCTCCTGGGTTTTCAATATTCCTACAAGCTCCCTTCGGTCGTTCTTCCGGATACAAAAGACCCCCTGTGTTGTGGCCTTCGGACACTCCTCCGGATTTTTCAATATTCCTACAAGCTCCCTTTTTCTTTCCAGTAGGGGTCTTATTATTCGCCCCTTTTTTTATCCCCTTTTCAAGACTCCTTCCCTCCGGTCGCTCTTCGGTATATGAAAGAAACGCTTGGCCGTGGTCATTGTCCACTCTTCCTGATTCTTCGAGACTTGTAATGGCGCTACTATCTATATGGTTTTTTGGGTCATTGTCTGACGGTTCTTCGTGTTCATTATTGGGCGATTGTATGTAATATGCGGCACAGTCGTCTAATATATATTCCTCATTCACAACTTCTTTCATACTTTCGCTAGACTTCATTGTTAATTCGTCAAAATAGTTTTTCATAATTTCCTTTTCATTCTGTTTTTTGGCTTTTTTACCCCTCTTTTTCGAAGGTATTTCTATTGAAAATCCGGTGGATTGATATATATCATTATTATTCAAACATTCTTTGAATTCTACTGGTACTAATATGTCATTTTCCGGTATTTCGGCAGCTACAAGCGGTTCAGACATATCAAATGAAATCGGGTTCATTCAATATATATAATTATTAGGTTTGTCTGTTACATACTTTTACTTACGCGTTATATGTGTCTTCATATAAAAAATACGTATCATAAAAATATATATGTATACGGTTGTATTCGATACAACCATATACATATATTGAAAAATCCGGAGGAGTGGCCGAAGGCCACGACGTAGGATTTCTTTTATATTGCGGAGAGCGACCGAAGTGAGCTTGTAGTGATATTGAAAAATCCGGAGGAGTGGCCGAAGGCCACGACGTAGGATTTCTTTTATATTGCGGAGAGCGACCGAAGTGAGCTTGTAGTGATATTGAAAAATCCGGAGGAGTGGCCGAAGGCCACGACGTAGGATTTCTTTTATATTGCGGAGAGCGACCGAAGTGAGCTTGTAGTGATATTGAAAAATCCGGAGGAGTGGCCGAAGGCCACGACGTAGGATTTCTTTTATATTGCGGAGAGCGACCGAAGTGAGCTTGTAGTGATATTGAAAAATCCTACAATCGACCAGAGAGAGATTGTAGGATTTTTGTTATATTACGGATTTTTCAATATTCCTACGAGCTCCTTTCAGTCGCTCTCCGGAATATAAAAGAAATCCTACAAACTCCCTACGGTCGTTTTCCGGTTTTTTCAATATAAAATAAATTCGCAGAGTGGTGTAGGGGTGAGTGGCGTGGGAGGCTTCAGTTTCTAACAGGTCCTTTATAACACATTCAATATATTTTGTGTATATGGATTCCCTTTCAACTGCTGTAAAACATCCCCGTTGTTTCTTTCCAGTTGAACACCATTAAATAACGGAGTAGATGTGCCTTGTATTTTTCCAAACGTATCTACAGAAGGAGCTTGCGAGTTAATGAGTCCCGCCACTTCGCGGTTGTTCTGTAATATACTATCTCTTACTACATTCTTCGATGGATTCGTATTTCCATTCATCAAAGACATATTCCCCTGGACAAGGCGACCGTCAATCGTAGATGATTTTAAATCATTATTTCTTTGACGATATGCCGAATCATATGTTCTCGGTGCACGCCCTCTCTCATTCGCACTCCCACCCCCCGCATAGTAAAAATCAGTAGTCGTGTCGCGTTCATTATGCACCGCCTGCTGAGGAGTTACTCTATACGCCCCTCCATTTTGGTTATTATTTACATTGAGATGGAATTTCGAGTGTTCACTATACTCCCGAATCGTGGCAGGTAGGGTGTCTGTGGGATTGAATATATATGATTTTTCCACCGTCGACTTCGGATTTTGGTATGGACGAAGTGTTCCCACTGTATTTTCTTTCCTTGAAGGGCGTAACATATCTACGAGAGGGGCGATTGTTGCACCAATCGCACTCCCTACTACCCCAAAGTAGTCATCATTATTGCTATATACCCTATTGTTTGGGTACGACTTGAAAGATTTATTTCCGTAATCGGCCTCGTTTGCTTCCCCCCCATTTGATGCATACGCGGGGGTCATCTGGACTGCCCCCAGTTGCTGGTTATGTGACTCCGTATACTCACCTTTGATATACTGTAAATTTTGATGACCAGCAACACCTACGTGTTCTCTACCCGTGGTCTGGCGCGCGGTTTCACGATTGACTTCCATGGACCTAGAAGTCGGTTGAGACTTCTGTCCAGTGGTTGTAAAATACCGTTCGGGACCCAGCTCATAGCTCGTGTCTACACGGTTTTTTTCTTGAATACCAATATCTCCGCGGTGACTCGTTATTGAACTATAGGCGGGGCCTTCGTACCCTAAAGAACTCAACCCGGATGCCTTGCGTTTATTATCTACTCGCAGTTCGTCTACATTTTTATCCACCCATAGTTCTCTGGCTAGCATGCCGCTATTATACCCCGCTACACCGTCTTCGCCGTAACCGAGTCCTAAACCTGGACCCACCTTTATATCGTCAAACGGTTTTACACCGGTCATTTTCATGGATGGGTTTATACGCGACTGTATAAAGTCGCTCTGATTGGGTGTTCCAAATGCGTATTGGAGATTCGTACCAGGTTCGAACATAGGTGCTATTTCCTTTTTAGTAATGTATTGTGACCCCCCACCTTGATAATTATCTAAAGTGGACTCATTGGAATTGATGTGTCCACCTGTATGCGACTTACTTCCAAAGAATGGTTGCATATTGTTGTGGCGGTAGTAGTCAATATCCACCGGTTGTCCACTCAATGACACATATTTATTTGCGTTTTGTTCTGAGGTGGGAGCGGTTTTGATATAGTTGTTATCCTGATTGAAGTATTTGTCGGTATATACTCCATTTGGACCAATGTCAAACCGGCTTACAGTAGAAAGACTACTGGTTAAGTCCACCTCTTGATTTGATACTATTTCATTTGGATAGTTTTTGTCGGGGATGTTGGTGTTTGGTAGGTCTCTTTGATTACTATTGAATTCCTCCACCGGTCTTTCATTACTACCTTTTTTTGACTGATTTGATATTATATACAAATATCCTAATCCAACAATTGCTGGTGCAAATATTTCCATTTGGTTTTATAATATAAAAAATATAAAGATTTTAGAGATTTAATTTAAAATGAACATCCGCGATATACAATCACATGTATATGTCGAAAACTCTACCCAAACAGATATACCGCTACTCACGTCGAGTCAGTGTGTTAACATTGAAAAATCCGGAGAAGTGGCCGAAGGCCACGACGTAGGCCACGACGTAGGATTTCTTTTACATTCCGAAGAGCGACCGAAGGGAGCTCGTAGGAATATTGCTACGCCAGGGTCTTTGACCACTCCTCCGGATTCTTCGATAGAACCCGCTGTAGATATACCGCACATTTCGAACAAATTGCCTTCGAACAGACGAACGCGCATCTTAATTATTGGCTATTATTTTCACAATAACACCGGGGATGACCAGTATATAGACGTTTTCAAATACATCTTAAAAAGTAATTTGTCTAGTTTCCGTATTAAATTTATCGACTGCGACAAACTACAAGATACAACTGTCAAAAAAAACGATATTATAATTATCGGAGGGGGCGATGTTTTGAATCATTACTTCTTAGACAAGATAAACGCCGTTTTCAAAGAAAAGTCGAATAAAATTATTGCCGTGTCGGTGGGAATACCTTATTTGGATATATTAGTCAATACGCGAAAACTCGATATTATCGACTATATCTTCGTTCGAACGAAACAAGAACATTCCGTTCTGAGAGAGTTCTATTGCTACGATAGAATATTCTATTTACCCGATTTGTCGTATTTTATGAAAAACGTGAATTTTCTATTTGACACTTCTATTCAGGAGACGTGGTCTTCGACCACTCTTCCGGTATATAACAGATTTCCATCGGTCGACTGTAGGAATATAGAAGAAACTCTACGAGGGTGTCTTCGTCCACTCCTCCGCACGTTTCACTCCGACGTTTCTCTCAACCCGCCTTGTTATTTCGAAACCATTCGTAAAAAAATCATCGGTTTCAACATAAAACTCAAAGTATTCGGGTTTATGTTGAATAGGCACATTTACTCGAAACAGACACATGATAGGTATATCACTCTTGTCAAAGAAATCGCGAAAGTGGTGAAATGGCTACTCACTCACAACTACAATGTCGTATTCCTACCTTTCAATACATTCACTGGCAATGATAGTATAGACGATAGAGATAACTATGAAAATGATGTGCTACTACATAATGATGTATATGAAGAAACAGTTCGAATAACCCCTAATATGGACAAATACGAAAAAAATATTGTTAATATACAACAATATTTAACGGCGAATGAAACATTCGAGCTATTCAAATACATAGACTATGCGATTCCTATGAGGTTCCATGCTACATTATATTCTATCTATAATCACGTTCCATTTATCTCCGTTTATACAACTAAGAAAATACGCAATCTTTTAACCGATATTAACTATAATGAAATGCTCGGGTATGGATTAGAGGTTGACTCAAACGACCTTCCTCTCTTTCTCGATGGAGATGTTTTATTGAAAAAGATACGCTATTTGACAGACTCTAAAAAGATGGTTAAAGAAACCCGTCAACGTTTAAAGACGGTATGTCAAGAAATGGAAAAAGAACTGAACCGGAGTATATACAATTTATTGTATCTGATTGAACACTCCAAAGATATACGACCCCATAAAAAGAAAATACTGACTGAAAAAACAGGAGAATTTCTTTCATATTCCTACGAGCGACCGGAGGGAGCTCGTAGGAATATTAAAATACCAGTGCGTCACGAAATGCATATATATAATGATGTGATACTGTCCATTTTGGCGAAACTGAAGGAGTACTGTGGTAACGACCAAGATTTTCGGACGGTCACTGACCGTCATAAACAAGATATTATCGTATCAATTGTCAGTTTCTATTTGACAGGCGGTGACTTGCACTCTTCTTTCAACCACGGGATGTCTGAAAAGATGTTTTTATCCAACTCAGGAGGTGTTAAATATAATTATGTTACGGAATGGAGATGGGTTATCAAAGAAAATCTTTTGAAAGGCGGTCGTACACCTGTGCGTTATCTGAAAAATACGGACGAAGTGGAAAATTACCCCCCATTCACTATTCGACCAACCCCCGACCCGCGATTCAATATACATTATTTCAACCAAGAGGATAATAGTGGCGTTCACCGCTCCGGATGGAATCACGTATATAATGAACTGCGTAAATATCATACAGACCTTACAACTGCGCCCCTATTAGACCTCTATATGGATAGAACTTTCCACTGGGAAAGAGAAACCCTCAAAGCGATTGGTATAATACCTTATTGTAAAAAGTGGCGAGGGTTCATCCATCATACTTTCGATACTTCTTTCAGTAATTTCAATAATATTAATCTATTGAGGATTCCGGAGTTTGTGGACTCTCTCCCATTCTGTGAAATGTTGTATGTTCTATCAAACACACTCCAGAAAATACTAAGACGGGAGTTGAATAAAATGGGATGGGAAAAAATACCGGTTATTTGTTTGACTCATCCAACCAATATGGACGGCATACCGACATTCCAATACAAGAGTTTTTTGGAAAATACCGACAAGCGTATTCTATACATAGGCGGTTGGCTAAGAAACACCCTCTCTTTTTACCATCTTTCCGTACCCCCTATACTCCAACTGGCTTCTTACAAACGAAAAGAACGGATGCTTGAATGCCTCGGAATGAGACCAGTCACTACAGATTTTATAAAGAAAACGGTGATTGTCAATAAAAACGGCGCGAATTATCATCCTATATCAGGAATTGAACGCTCAGTCTTTGAATCATTGCGGGTAATAGAAACGAGTATATATAATAAACACGCAGGTAATTCTTGTGGTGGGGGTAAGATGAACTATAGGAATATTAAAGAAACAATCGGAATGGTCAAAGACCACGCCACGGGGGAGCGAACTGAAGAAGCTCATAAGAATACAACTGGGGATGCATCGACGGTTTTACATAACAACTGGAATAAACAGTTTTATGAGTTCTTTGATAAAATGGTCAATAGTGTTGAAAGATTAAATAAGTTGTCAGATGATGAATATGATGCGTTTTTAACAAATAATATAGTATTTTTGCATCTGGTGGATGGTTCTGCTATAAATACGTTAATCGAGTGTTGTGTTCGAAATACACCTATTATTATCAATAAACACCCGGCAGTAGTAGAAATACTGGGAGATAAATACCCATTATTTTATGAAACAGAAGACTCAACCGTTTCCCCCAGGGCTTTCTTTGATATTAGTCAACAGGTCACGAAGCTATTAAGCAACCCAATAGTTATATATAACACCCATCGATACATGGTTTCTTTGGATAAACGCCGGTTTCATATTAACCATTTTAAACACGAGTTATTTCAAACATTTTGAAAAATCCAGGATTTCTTTTATATTGAAAAATCCGGAGGAGTGGCCGAAGGCCACGACGTAGGATTTCTTTTATATTGCGGAGAGCGACCGAAGGGAGCTCGTAGTAATATTGAAAAATCCGGAAAACGACCGTATCCTACTTTTCGGGTAGGCGTAGCGTACCCAAAAGTAAGAAGCAAAATGGGGGGGTTTCACTGGGGGCTTCGCCCCCAATGAGGGAGTTTGTAGGATTTCTTTTATATTGAAAAATCCGGAAAACGACCGTAGGGAGTTTGTAGGATTTCTTTTATATTGCGGAGAGCGACCGTATCCTACTTTTCGGGTAGGCTACGCCTACCCAAAAGTAAGAAGCAAAAGGGGGGTTTCACTGGGGGCTTCGCCCCCAATGAGGGAGCTCGTAG